CTCTTCCCGACAGGACATTTATATCCGGAACAACGAGAAACAGAACACGATTTGTCAATCGTTTTAGTTCCCCCGGCGGTTATGAAGTTATGTCCCGAGGATTTTTAGATCCTGCGCACGAGACGTTCTCTGTCTACAATGCGATGACTTATAGAAACTTTCGTGTTAAACAAGTATACAACTCACAGTTGCAAGCGCACCAGGGTAGGTTTGGCGTTAGTGGTCATAGCACATCAACTGCGAGAGTTTATGGCAGCGAAACAGCCGGCGCAATTATAGAAACTAGTTATTTAATTACCGGTGACGCGTCAAGACATAAAACACATAGAAATAATGTAGAAAAAATAGAATTCACTGGAGATGAGGCAACTTCCAAGAGTACAACATTTGTTACTGCTTCAATATTTGATAATGCTTTTGTCTCTCATATGATTCCTAGGACAGATAATCAAACAAGGTGGATAACAGCATCATTAATTTAGGATATAATCTAATTATATGGTAGGTAAGAGGTAAAAAATGGCTTTTAGTGGATCATTAAATTTCATAAGCGCGAGTGACTACGGAATATATTTTAGTAGCGGTCTCAGGTACGGAAAAACTGCAGCGGCAGCTGATAGTACTTTTATACCTGTTGATTTTGTTGGTTTAAATACAGTCATTTTTGATCGAGTCAATGCTGATGGGACAACTAATTTTCTTGGTGAAACAACAGCCTCGAAAGGTGTGAGTTTTCCACGCCCCGGTATAGGCATTGGTTCGACTGGGAATCAAATTTCTAATAAAGGCTATTACTTTAACACCCGTGATCTTGCTGGTAATGAGGAATCTGGTCTACTAGTTTCAGTTGTAGATGACGTTTCATTGGCTTCTGGCTTAAACGCTCTTTTACTTGGAAGAAACGGCCCATATCAACATCCTACGTGGAAACAATATAGGGGCGGGGATCATAAAGTTGCGCGATTTCTACGACTTAATAATACTATGTCAATTGATAGAAGTTCGCCGGATCCACATAAACTGCTTGAAACTAGAAAACAAGAGCAAGTTATAAATGAAGATAGTAGCATCTATAGGGGATCTGGTGATTTAGAGCATTTTGAGTATAAAAAGTCCACCGCGCCTCAGAGGTTCTCTAATCTTAAAAATTATTATGAGCCGGCAGTTATTTCAAAGCATAAGCCTTTTATTTATGAAGCAATATATGAAGGAGAATCATATAAAGTTCGTATGTCATTAATGAATCAAATGACTTATTTTACTAATGACGATTTAAATAGTGATCTTAAGATGGCATCAGCTGATCCGATTACAGGGTCTCTAGAGAGGTTTTCAAGACCCAATCAAAATTTATATCAAATGTTTCATGCAGCAAAGGAGCTTTTTGGTAGAAGATTTATATATGCAGAAAGAATGTTCCCAAAAAGTGTTAATGCTTACAGGGCTTACAAATTAACTAAGCCAAATTACGAAGAGGAGTGTGGCTTGGGATATAGCGGATATGACAGAGAAACTGGCTCGCCCCTACTCAGGAGTTTTTG